GGTGATATATCGAAGGATTACATATTACCGGAGGAGAGCAACAGATTAAAATTGTGATCTTTGGTTCTGATCCTTTTGATAATTTGGAAGGAATTGAGGATGTGGAGGATCTAAACGAAACAAACGAAACGGGCTAAGATGTTCAAACCAACAAAAGCAATAACCAAAATCGGACGCCTGAAGAAACGTATTAAGGTAATCCAAGGCGGGCAGGGTGCCGGCAAAACAATCGGGATCTTAATGCTTTTGATCAATCACGCACAGCACAAAAGCCAAGCTGAGATCTCAGTCATCCAAGGCGAATTCTCAAAAATGAAAAAAACTGTTATCCGGGACTTCATTAAGATAATGGTTTCTTTAAAGATTTTCGACTTTAAAGCATGGAATAAATCAGACAGTATTTACAGGTTCCCAAATGGTTCATACATTGAATTTATGGGTCTCGACCGGGCTGACGTTGGTAAGGGTCTCCGGCGGGATGCTGTTTTCTTTAATGAAATCAATGCCGGGGGTATAACACATGAGGCTTACAATCATTTTGCCTCCCGGGCACGGGTTGTTATTGTGGATTACAACCCGGATAGAAGATTTTGGTTACACGATGAGGTTATAGGGAAGCCCGGAGTTGACTTTATTACCCTGACATACAAAGATAATCAGTACCTTTCCGAAACTGAAGTACAGGCGATCTTAGAGTATAAAACCAAGGGATTTCACAACCCGGACAGGGAGGATATTTTTGCGGAGGACAATATAAAGTCAAAATATTGGGCGAATAAGTGGCGGGTTTACGGGCTCGGACAAACCGGTATTATTGACGGTGTGGTCTTCAATAATTGGGACGTTATAAAGCGGCTCCCGGAGGAGGCTCGATATGTTGGTACCGGGCTCGACTTTGGATATACAAACGACCCGACGGCAATCATAGATGTTTACGAGTGGAATGGTAAGAGAATTTTGGATCAGGTTGTTTACAGGACAGGTCTGTTAAACGGTGATATTGCCCGGCTGTTAAAAGGGAAGGGAGTTATTTATGCCGACTCAGCCGAGCCGAAAAGTATTAAAGAAATCAGAATGAGATCAGTAGACATCCGGGCAGTTAAGAAAGGGGCTGACTCAATCGTTTACGGTATTGGTGTAATGCAGGAATTAGAATACCTTGTTACCGCCCGGAGTAAGGATCTGATATTTGAATTCGAGAATTACACATGGGATAAGGATAAAGACGGGATGACAATCAATAAGCCCGTCGATATGTTCAATCACGGGATTGACGCCGTGAGATATCACGAAATGATGACGGTAGGGCTGAAGGTGAAAGTATTTACTTTTTAAAATTTTATTAACTTTGTGAAAACTTATAAAAATGAAAAATGAAAAAACTTCAATTGAAACAAAAATCGAAAGGTCTATCAGCGAAGCCATATTATATGAAAAAGCAGGCTTTGATCCAAGTCAATCCCGGGATAGGTCGGGACGTTGGACAAGTACGGGAGCTCTCCCGGCTGATGTCAGGTATAAACCTAAAGAAGCCGTAGCAAGTACGGAGGAATTTGAGGGATCAACCTTTGATCTTTGGACGGGAAAGAACTATGCTTTCACCCCGTTTTACTCAGTTTCAATCGACCCGGACAAAGAGCTGATCTTAGATAAGCTAACTGAGCAAGATATTACCGACTACATTAACAAATATTACGACTACCTAAAAGCGAATCCAAATAAAACCGTGGGGACTTGGCTCAATAAAGAGAATGACAAATATTACCTCGACATTACAACCTTACTATCTGACAGAAAAAAAGCTGAAGACATGGCTGATGAAGCCTTTCAAATAGCTTATTTTGATCTCGGTCAAATGGAGGAGTACCGCCGGGGTGAAGACGGTATTTACAGAATTTACAAAGGCGAATAATATGGCATCATTTGAAAAACTTAAGAACTATGTAATCAGACGATTAGGTGGTTATAGAGCACAGGTAACACAATCGACTTACGTCGGGGCAACGGTGACACCTTACAGCACGACGAATATGGAAGGGTTTATTACTCACGGTTATGCTGTTAATGCTGACGTTTTCAGTATTATCAATCAGCAGGCTAAAAAATCAGCTTCGGTTCCGATCCTGATTAAGAAGGTTGAGGATGAGAAGGCACTGAGCAAAGTGAATTTAAAGCTGAAGGACGACCGGTCTATTATGCTTAATAAAATGTATTTAAAGAAAGCCCTTGGCGACGAGGTTATGGACTTACCTTTGAAAGCTCCCAACCCTTACCAAACGTGGACTGAATTTATAGCACTTTATAAAACTCAGATGAAGCTCTTTGGTAATGTTTACATTTTAAAAGTGGCTCCGACTTCCGGTAAGAATAAAGACGTGGTTAAAGCGATGTATTTGTTACCGGCACAATACATTAAGATCGTGGTTGATCGCAAGGATTTAGGAGTTTATGATCTAAAAAATCATATTAAAAGTTATGATCTCTTTATTGGATCTAAATTTATGGAATTTGACCCGGCTGACGTTATGCATATAAGATACCCGAATCCTTTATGGGATGTTGAAGGGGTTCAATTTTACGGTTATCCTCCGCTGAGATCAGCACTTATGAATTTGCTTGCAAGTAACACAGCAATCGAGCTCAATATTCGGACATTAAAATCCGGGGGTGCCTTTGGATTTATTCACGGTAAAAATGAGGCATTAACGGAGCTTCAGGCGAAGGAAATTAAAGATCGTCTTTTAGAGATGAATGACAGTCCTGAAAACCTCAGCAAGATCGCCGGTATTAGTGCTGAGATCGGTTTTACAAGACTTTCACTGACTAATGAGGAGCTGAGACCGTTTGAGTATTTAAAGTTTGATCAGAAGCAGCTTGCAAATGTTCTAAATTGGTCTGATAAGCTATTGAATAATGATGAGGGGGCGAAGTATGACAATGTAATCGAATTCAGGAAACAGATCTTTATTGATGACATTATCCCGGATCTTCAGTTGTTGGAGAATGTTTTAAACGACGTCTTCATTAAGAGTTACCCGGGATATGAGAATTCTATTTTAATGTTCGATTACAATAGTGTTCCCGAGATGCAAATTGACGTCTCAAAAATGGTTACGTGGCTCGGGGTATTGGTTGATAAGGGAGTTATCTCCCGGGATGAGGTCAGAGAGGCAATTGATTTTGAGATGACCGGATTACCTCACATGGAGCAATACACAACGAATAGCGATTTATATACAGTCGAGGAGGCTGTTAATCAGGAATTTATAACAGGTACAACAAATGAACAAAGCCAAGGAAATAGAACTCAGGTTGTTAACGAGTCTGAATAAATCAGGCTTTGACCCTAATCAGCCAAGGGATTGGCAAGGTAGATGGACAGACACATACGAGAATCGACCATGCTTTAAAGAGTGGTTTGAAGGATCTGAGGTGAAAGATGAGGATGGCGACCCGGTTACGGTTTACCACGGGACGACTCACGACTTTACAGAGTTCAAAGATGAGAGAGCTAATGTTGAAAATAATTTCGGGGCGGGTCATTATGCTTCAACTTCTTTAGATGACGTTGAGAATAATTACGCAAAGATCGGGGCGGACTTAGATTATCGAATCGAGAAGTATGCTGACATCCTTACAAACGATGGAGAGATGGACTATGACGAGGCTAAGGCGGTGGCAACAAAAACTCTTTATGGAGGTCAAGATAAAGTAATCGAATTATTCGTTTCAATGAAGACCCCTTTTGTTTTTGGAGTTTCTTATAACAATATTGATGTGGAGGAGACTATATTTGAATTAAAACTCTCTGAAGACGGGTACGATTACGAAGGGAGTCTTGTCGATTTTATGGATAACGTAAGGAGAGCCGGGGCACAATATTATGACTTTGATTATGATAAGGTTGTTGACGATATTTACTCAGAATTTTTAGATATAGGTTTTATATCGGCATCTAATCTAATGGTAATGTTAAGACAGTCAGAGGGTCTTATATATGCAGTTGATGAGTGGACGGGTGATTTTGCTTCTGCCGAGATCTTAAGGAAAGCCATAGAGCTCTCAGGATTTGATGGGATCATAGATAATACAGTGAGTCAAAAATTTCGGTTTATGAATGGCGTTTATAGAGACACAGCTCACATAATAGCATTTGACCCGGGGCAATATAAATCGGTTGACGCCGAAAGTTATTGCCATGACTCACATATTTATAAGAGACACAAAAATGACAAATAAAAAGTTTAGACAGAATTTTGATCGACTACTTAAAAAATACGACAAATACGCCACAGGGGAACTTAAAAAAGTTTTCAGTGAGTGGGCTAAACAATTGGATTATACTGATCCTAAAGCGGCTCAATTAAATGATGAGGTTTTAAAGCAGGCTTTATTTAATATCTACTTTTATGTAGGGGATAATCATATCAAATACATAGTTAATTCTGTTAATGCCGATATAAAAGCGGTTTCTCCATTCTCTTTTTTAGATGCCATTTTATATTTTATGAATATGCATGGGCATAAGAAAATTGTCTCAATTACTCAGACTTTTATCAAAGCGGTTAAGGCGGTAATCATACAGGCAGCTAAAGAAAATATTACCGGACAGCTTTTAACTGACCGGGTTCATAGAGCTGTTTCAAATGGTAACTTTTACAATTGGCAGGCTGAGAGAATTGCCCGGACTGAGACAATTGCAGCGGCTAATTATGCAGCGGTTTATGC